TACGTCAAGTTGTCCGAGGAGGACATTGACTGGAGCGAACCCGAAGTCTTGGGTGCACTCGTGGATGACATGTCACGTGAATACGGCAAGCAGACCGAGGACGCAGTAGAAGCTGCGCTCAAGGCTGGCATCACCACCACGCGCGCCGCGTTTGACACAACTGACCCGGCTGAATGGGCAGCATGGATCTACGGCGCGTCGCAGACCATCCTCAACGCCAGCACGCACCTGCCAACCCACCTTTTCGCATCGCCTTCGTTCTGGGGTGCACTCGGACAGCTCAGCGACACCGCTGACCGTCCACTGTTCCCACAGGTCGGCCCAATGAACGCATTCGGCAACGTCGCCCCCGGCACGCTGTCAGCCAACGCATTCGGCCTCTCAGTCGTGGTGTGCCCATACGAGAGCGACTTCCTCGCAATCGGTGCCGCCGATGGCTTTGAAATCTACGAACAGCAAAAGGGTGCAATCCAAGTCGAAGCCACCGATGGCTCGCTGTCACGCATCATCAAGTTCCGCGGATACCTCGCGACCTTGATGCTTGATGCCAGCAAGTTCGTTGAAATCGCCTAAGTTCACTCCCTCCAGGTGACACTGAACGGTGGCAACTTACTCACTTACCCATAAACAGGTAGTTAGTAATGTTGCCGTCGTTCAGTTGCTGGAGGCTCACAGCTTTGAGGTAGGGCAGTCGATCACGCTGTCTGGCATCAATGCCACGTGGAATGGCACGCACAAGATTCTTGCGTTGCCCGAGTATTACTTCATTGGCGTATCGCAACAGGGTGATTACCAGTACGACACTGACACCATCATTCCCAATCAGGTGCTGTTTGCGCTAACCACGGCTGATGCTGATCGAGCAGCTGCCACCGGGACATGCACCTACTCGGTGACGTGCTCATGGATTGTCCTGGGCGATGTCGAGGACTACCTCGGCTTCACGTTCACCAACCCGAGTGCTGATCTTGACGTAGCCAACATGGCAGTGAGCGCAGCCAACCAATTTGCGTACCGCAAGCGCGAGGAATCAGGCTATTTTGACTCACCAACTACTGTGCCCGATGGCGCGGTAAAACTCGGCACCGTCCAGTACGCAGCAATTCTGTACCGCGAACGTGGCTCCACAGAGGCGTTTGCGTCGTTTGACCCACTAGCCACAGGTGGCCCGGTCACAGGCAACTACGGTCAAATCCTGCGTTTGCTCGGAGTCAATAAGCCACAGGTGGCCTGACATGTCAAACATGTTCAAGGATGGTTACGACCAACTGGTCACCAAACTGCAGACGATTACCGGGCTGCGTGTGTTTGATGATCCACGCAACATGAACCCACCGTGTGCACTTGTCGAGGCACCGACCATCATGATGGCAACGAACGTGGTTGCCGACATGGAATTCCGCGTCGTGATGACTGCTTTGGGCACTGGTGACAATAGGACGCTTGACAGTCTGTTGGACAACATTGATTTGATTCGCGCTGCACAAATTGGTTTGACGGATGCACGCCCAACCACCGTGTCGTACGGTGGCGCTGACTACCCTGCCTACGAGCTGACGATACGCACCAAAGTAAGCCCCTAGGGCTACTAGACTGCCCTACGGGTAAGCAGCGACCCTCGACGTAGAGGAGATTCGCTACATGGCTAACGCAACCACTTACCTGGCTTCCCCAACATTCGGCATCGGTGTCAACCTTGCCGGAATCAAAGACCTGACCGATCAGTGCAAATCTGTGGTCATCACCAAGTCGCGTGAAGCGCTTGACTCAACTTCGTTCGGTAACACGGGTCGCCAGTTCGTTGGTGGTTTGACCAACGTGATTGTGACCGCGACGCTGCTCATGGAGTACTCGGCATCGCCCGGCACCTACGTTGACCTGACCAGCCTTGTCGGCACCAACGTGTACGTCGCAGTAAAGCCAACCTCGTCTGGCATTTCAACGACCAACCCAGAGTTCCAAATCACTGGCGGCTATCTCGAGTCGCTTGATTTGGTGAACGGCTCGGTCGGTGAACTGTCCGAAGTAGAAATCACCATCACAGGCGGCGTGCTGGTCGAGGACGTGACGGCGTGAAACTAACCATCAAGGTGTCGTTCAAGACACCAGCAGCGGAATTGGTTACAGAGCAAGTCACAACGACAATTGCTACGGCTGCTGCGTGGGAACGCAAGTTCAAGCGCCGCGCTAGCGATCTACAGGCTGGTATCGGTATCGATGACATCATGTTTATGGCGTGGCATCAGCTCAACGTCAATAAGCGTGAAGGCCGCGACTATGACACTTGGCTTGTGTCCGTTGAGGATTTTGAGGTAGTGGAGACTGCCCACGCAAACCCTACGGAAGCAACAGCGTCCGCCGCCAGTTAGCGGAACTGCTGTTGGCTACCGGGTGGTGGCCACCTGAGATCGAGTTTGATTCTGAGGATTTGGCTACCGTGTTACTGCTGGCGAGAAAGCAACAACAACGTGGCTGAAACATCTGTAACTGTTGTCGGTGTCAAAGAGACGCTGCGCGAGTTGCAGCGCATGGAGCCTGAGCTTGCCAAAGAAATCAAGAAAGAGTTCAAGACCATTGTTGATCCGATTGTCAAGGATGCTCGAAGCAAGGTTGTGAATTTGCCGTTATCGGGTATGTCGCGTAACTGGAAAGGCGGCAGGCTCATGCCGTGGGCACAAAGCTCGGTTAGCAAATCCATCATTGCGCGTTTTAGTAATCGCAGGCGTGGAAACAGCCTGGCAGTTTTTAGTGTGACAATGAAAAGCCCGGCAGGCACAATCTTTGACATGGCAGGCCGTGGAGCACCTAATCGTTTGGCATCAGCGTTGTCATCGCTTTACGGTGCACCATCGCGTTTGATGTGGCCTTCGTACCAACGTAATGCCGATCAGGTCAACAAGAACCTTGGTCGAGTGGTAGAAAAAATCAATGATGCCACTACGAATAGACTGACTCGCTAATGGCTGTAACAATTCCAATCATTTCTGAGTTTGATGGCAAAGGCATTAGCAAGGCTGTTGCCGAGTTCAAGAACCTTGAAGGCGCTGGCGCTAAAGCCCAGTTCGCCCTCAAGAAGGCTGCCCTCCCGGCAGCTGCGGCTATCGGTGGGCTGGCTGTGGTCATTGGTGACGCAACCAAGGCCGCTATTGAGGACGCAAAAGCACAAGCCCTGCTCGCTCAAGCCATTACAAATAACACGCTGGCTGGGGAAGCCAACATCAAGGTTGCTGAGGCGTTTATTGAGTCCACGATGATGTCGGCGGCTGTGGCTGATGATGAGCTACGCCCAGCCCTCGCCTCGCTTGTCCAAGTAACCGGAGAGATGACTTCGGCACAGGATGGCCTCACGCTGGCCCTCGACATTGCAGCAGCCACTGGCGTTGATTTGGGCACGGCTACGGATGCCATCGCTAAGGCGTACGGTGGCAACACCAAGGCGCTGGGCACGTTGCTGCCTTCGGTACGCAGTCTTATCAAAGAAGGCGCGTCATTGGATGAGGTGTTTGCGGCTGTGGCTGGTACGGTCGGCGGATCAGCAGCTGTGGCTGCCAACAGCGCTGAAGGTCAAATGAAACGGCTATCGCTGACCATTGGGGAAACCAAGGAATCAATTGGTGCAGCATTTCTGCCCATCCTCGAGCGCCTGCTCCCAGTATTGCAACGCTTCGCGCAATACGTACAGAACAACACTGACAAAGTGCTAGCGGTCATGGCTGTGGTCGGTTCGCTTGCCGGGGCGATTCTGGCATTGAACGCAGTTATGAAGGTCATCACGGTCACGCAGTTGGCGTTGAACCTCGCGATGGCTGCCAATCCAATCGGCCTGGTCGTAACGGCTGTGGCGCTATTGGTCGCTGGCTTCGGTGTGCTGGTCGCTAAGACTGGCAGCGTCAAAAACGCATTTGCCACCATGGGCAACTTCATTATTGGCATTTTTGAGAGCATCGCCAACACATACGTGAGCATGATAAACCTTGTCATCAAAGGACTAAACCTGCTGCCCGGTGTCAGCATTGACCCATTGGGTGACATCAATTTGCCGCGCTTCAACATCAGTAGCGGTGGCACTGCTAGCGGTGCTGCTGGTACAGCTGCTGGCCCTG